TCCCGTTCGAACCCTCAACATTGGAAAACATTGACGAGGCTGTTTTTAACTTTGTCAATGAAGATCTAAACATTAGCACAAGAACAAACAAAGGCTTCAAGAAAGTTCCGGTTATTTGGCAAGGATCAGAACGAGCTTGGTATACAAAGAAAGATCCAAGAACAAATGATATTCTAAACTTTCCGATTATTACTGTTGCAAGAACCGGCCTATCAAAAGATCCTTCAAAAAAAGGAATCTTCCAAGGGAACGTCCCACCAGATTCTAATGGTGCTTCTATTCAAATCGCAAAAAGAATAATGCAAAGTAAAACAGCAGATTTCTCCAATGCATTTGCAAAACAACAAACCGGACAGTCAACGCAGAACCAAAGAAGAAAAAAGACAAAAGTTGTTTATGACTTTATTGGTATACCTCAAGTGGTGCACATCAACCCAACTTATGAAGTAACCCTTACCTCGTTATACACCCAGCAAATGAATGAAATGATTCAGCCTTTTATGGTACGAACCGGAAACATAAACTATAAGGTAGTGGAGAACAATTTTCACCGTTATGAGTTATTTATGGACTCAAACTACAACATTACCGACAACTCAGCAAATTTAGGCGAAGAACAAAGAAAGTTGGAAGCAAAAATCTCTTTTAATTTAATTGGCTATTTATTTGGCGAATATGTCAACGAAGAAAAACCAAAAATAATAATCAGGGAAAGCATTGTAGAATACAAATTTCCAAAAGAAACAACAATTTTAACCCTGTAAGTGTTTTTGAGAATTTTCTAACTATTTATTATTGAACTATAATTATATAATTCAACTAAGGAGTTTAAGCAATGCCCGTAGAAAAATTTACATTTATTTCACCTGGAGTTCAAGTAGCAGAAATTGATCGTTCAGGAATCCCGGCACCGGCACCCCCAATTGGCCCTGCAGTAATTGGTCGTACCTCGTATGGACCAGCAATGACCCCTGTTCGTCTTGAGTCAACAGATGACCTTTATAGAATCTTTGGACCCCCGTCGCCTGGAGGTAGAGGTGGAGATGTATGGCGTGAAGGAAACTTTGCCGCCCCGACTTACGGAGCATTCGCCGCTGAAGCTTACCTTCGCAATAACAGCCCAATAACATTTGTTCGGTTAGCAGGAGAAAAACACCCAGAAGCGACCTCGACCGGTTACGCCGGCTGGACAGCGCTTGAAGCTACTGGCGTATTCGTTGCTAATGCCGTCTCTGGTAATACGGGCTTTGAGCAAGTAACTGCTTCACTCGGCGCAGTGTTTTATTTAACAGATGCAGATGCATCAATACAGCTTATAAGCAACACGAACGGCCAAACCACTCCGGTTGACACCGCTGGTACATTGGTTCAGAATGAATCTTCTAACGCACTTAGCCTTACATTTACGGCAATTGTCGAAAACTACCAAGGTTCCAACCACCTTACTGCCACGTTCAATTTTGATCCAAACTCAGAAAAGTACATTCGTAAGGTGTTCAACACAAACCCGCACTACACAAATTCAGATCTTTATGCTGCCGATACAAGATTGAATTACTGGCTAGGAGAGACTTTTGAAAGTTCACTACAAGAGATTGTGGTTGGCGGAGGCCCCGGTTCTGGTGCGCCAACTACGCTTGTTGGCACGAATTCGAACGCTTTTGCTTTCGTTGCCCCACTAACCGGTTCGGGCGCAGACCTAGCAGAACGTGTCAATGCGTCTGCCGGAGCAAAGAGTGGCCTGGTGTTCGCACAAGATCTTACGGAAGAAACCGCATCCTACCAGCCTCAAAATCAGCAAAAACTTTTCCGTTTTGCTGCTACTGATGTTCGAGGTGAGTGGGACAATAAAAACGTCAAGATATCAATTGCAAACGTAAAAGCAGCAGTTAACCCGACTGTCGACCCTTACGGCACTTTTGATGTTTTTGTGCGAGATGCTAGCGATACAGATAACGCCCTAAACCTTTTAGAGTCATTCACAGGTCTAAATCTAAATCCAGCATCCCCAGACTATATTGCTCGTCGAATTGGCGACAAATACCTAAGCTGGAACACGACTGAAAAATACTACGAAGAGTATGGAACATACAACAATGTCTCAAAATACATTCGTATGGAAATGAATGATGAAGTCGACAACGCTACCGCTAACCCAGCAGTTCTTCCGTTTGGTTACTTTGGGCCAATAAGAACAGCGACCCAAGTAACCACCGGCAGCCAACCTCCGGGTGAATTTATTCCCGCCGCAGGCTTGGCTATTTCCGCAGCCTCAATGTTTGCCGGAGCAACACTTACAACCGGCTCTGAATATTCCGGATTCGCTTTCACTGGTAGCCTGTCGGCTAGTGTTGAGTTCCCTCGGATTTCACTTCGCCAGTCAGGCACTTACGGCGTCTCAACACCGAAGAATGCATTCTACGGTGCACGCACACAAGGTACATTCGCCAGACGTGATAACGGCTATGTTGATTACACCAGACGTCTTTCTTCAGACATAGGCGATCCTTACGGCTCAGGGGGCACGCTTAGTGCCGGACTAGAATACTCTTACATTTTCTCATTAGATGATGTTAGAGGCTCGGCCGCAGTTCCTGTTTATGTTTCAGGTTCACGAGCCGCTGGAAACTCTCTTAGAGGAACAGGGGATATCGATATTCTTCTTACTTCTAGTATTAACTCGTTTACATTACCGCTAGTTGGCGGAACAGACGGCTTGGACATTACAGAGCCAGAGCCTTTTGCAAACCGACTAATCAACGGACAGTCTGAGCAAACTTCATATGAGCTATACTCAGTTCGTAAGGCAATCGACATGCTTAGAGACCCTGATGTGATTGAACACAACGTTGTAACCGCACCGGGCTTGTCCGATCCTCTTGTAACTGATTACTTGGTTGATATGGCCGAGGAAAGAAAAGACACATTGGCTATTATCGATATTGAAAACGATTACAAGTCTCGTTTTGAGTTGACTTCCGGCCAGATACTAACAAACAGAACTAGACTTCCCGATCCTAGCACTGCTGTAAGCGAAATGAAGACACGAGGTTTTGATAGTTCTTACGGTGCTGCTTACTACCCGGCAGTTCAGATAAGAGACCGAGGATCAAACACTATACTGTATGTCCCTGCGACAGTGGCAGCGTTGTCAGCGTTTGGTTATACAGAGAGAGTTGCGGAGCCTTGGTTTGCACCAGCCGGCTTCAACCGTGGCGGCCTCTCAGATGGCTCAACCGGTATTGTAGCAACTGGCGTTTCTAAGCGATTAACCTCAAAGGAAAGAGACGACCTATACGGCGTAAACGTTAACCCGATTGCGCAGTTCCCACAAGAGGGAGTTGTTATCTTTGGACAGAAAACACTGCAGGCCAGCGCTTCTGCACTTGACCGAGTCAATGTTCGTCGGCTTCTTATTTTCATCAAGAAAGAGATTTCTAGAATCGCTAATACAATCCTATTCCAGCCGAACGTTCGTGACACTTGGGCACAGTTCCTTCTTAGAGCACGGCCGCTCTTGGACGATGTCAAAGCTAAGTTTGGTCTAGAAGATTATAGACTTATTCTTGATGAGACAACAACAACGCCTGATCTAATCGATCGGAACGTACTATATGCAAAAGTGCTCCTTAAGCCGACTAAGGCAATTGAGTTTATTGCAATCGACTTCGAAATCTTCCGCTCCGGCGCAAGTTTTGATAGCTAGGACTATTTAAGATAAAGGAGAAATAATAAATGGCATTTTGGAGCAGCACAGCAACTTCTGAACCTCGTCGAAATTTTAAGTTTTTAGTTCAGATCATCGACGACTTCACCCGAATTCCAGTTTGGGTGGTCAAATCGGTTAACCTTCCAGAGATCAACGTTGGAGAATCAGAACACAAGTTTTTAAACCACACCTTCTACTTTCCAGGCACCGTTACCTATAACGAGATTTCATTTACGGTAGTCGATTCTATTAATGACAATATATCACGAAACATTCTTGCAAAGTTTGCAAACTCAGGGTATAATATCCCAGCAGGAGAAAATTTAGCTAGCGAATCCCTAATGACAAAGAGTGACTCTGTTAGGGCACTCGGAAATGTTACTATTGAGCATCTAGGATCCGGAGATGATGGACAAGATGGCACCATTAGCTTTGCCCTTACTAATGCTTGGATTAAGCAAGTTCAGTTTGGCCAAAATTTGGCATACGACAGTGAGGACCTCTCAGAGATTTCAATGACGCTTAAATACGACTTCTTCACTTTCCTTAGCGGCAACGAACCCGTCCCAAGCTTCGGCGCATAAAAACTTACTAACCTCATAGGAGTATAATGAGAAACAATCAAGACCGTTTGGGGGCGACCGAAGTCCCCCAAACATCCCCGGAACCAGCACCTGCAATGGCCCAGCAAGGTGCTGATTTTTCTTTTGTGGCCGCAAATGATATTGTTGAACTTCCATCAGGAGGCGAGTTTTATCCGGAGGACCATCCTCTTCGAAAGAACCCAACAGTGGAAGTAAGACAAATGACTGCCAAGGAAGAAGACATTCTTTTAAATCAGTCTTATATAAAGCAAGGCACTGTTGTTGAAAAGCTTTTACACTCTTTGATTGTAACAAAAAACTTTGACTTGGATGACCTTTTGGTTGGAGACAAAAATGCGATCTTGACACAAATACGAAGATCTGCTTATGGTGATGAATATCCTGTTGAGGCAGTTTGTCGTTCTTGTATGAAAAAAGCCGAAGTAACTTTTGACTTGGAAGAATGTGTTCGCAACAAGCCTCTAACCTTATCCGAAGGTGTTGAGGCAACAGGGAAAGGAACATTTACCTTTACAGCACCAAAGACAAAAGCCAAAATCGAGATACGCTTTCTAACAGGCAAGGACGAAAAAGCCTTAGCCGATAAGGAAAAGAAATATAAAAAGCATAACGTTGACTTTTCAGCATCTTTAGAAACTTATAGGCTCGTTATTGTTTCTGTAAATGACAATCCTGCTTTAGTTGGATCTTATATAGAAAACATGCCTCTTCGTGACGCCAAAAAGCTTAAAGAGGTAATGAAAGACATCCAGCCAGGAGTTGAAATGAAGGGTGACTTTGTTTGTCCTTCCTGTGATACGGAGGTTGAAATGGATCTACCAATCAACTTTCGCTTCCTTTGGCCTGACATCTAGTTACCAAGAAGTAATATACGAAGAGTTGTTTGCCCTAAAATACCATGGCGGATTTTCTTTGTTTGAATCTTACTCAATCCCAGTTGGTTTAAGAAAATGGTTTATTCAAAGATTGATTAGACAAAAAGAAGATGAAGAAGAACAAATAAAAAAAGCAAGAAAAAGCAAAAAATAACAAAACCCGCTTTATAGCGGGTTTTCTTTTATAAACTATTTACTGTGTTAGGAGGAGTTTTATGTCTGAACAAAAAGAAATTAATGAAGATACCACATTGAATTTAAATTTGGTTCAAGAGTACTATGCTGCTCGCCAAGGAGCTCAGTTAAAATCAGCAGTATTAAAGATGCTTGGATTTAAAGATTATTCAAGAATTTTTGATGTTTCCCACATTACCGGAACAAGAACTCAAGTTGATTCTTTTACAAGGGCCATCAGTGGTGAAAAAAGATATATGAAAGCTGTTGAAAAATACGGTTTGAACGACCCTCGCACTTACGCTTCAAAGTCAAAATTGAATACAGCTGTTAGAAACTTTGAGCGTGAAACTGGAATGAAGTGGCCCATTAAGTAATTTTCGTTTTAAGGTAGCTTTGCAATGTCAAATGGTGATAACAATCAAAATCAAAATCTTGAGAAACAACGAAAAGCTGAGATAAAGGAAAAAATTGATACTGGAGAACCGCTCACCCTTGATGACCAAAAGTATATAAACTTAGAAAAACAAAAAACTTTAGATCTCACGCTAAAAGAATATGAAGCCCAAGTAAAGAATAATCAGCTAACACAAAAACAAGCGGATCTTCTTACAGAGATAGCGAGCCTCAAAAAGAATATTCGAGATCTAGATCTAGAAGGGCAAGACATAGATGTAGAAAATTTAGCAAAGCTCCAAAAAAAGCTAGAATCAACACAAAACCTCTCAAATGCAATTAATGACGCCGCAACACAAGGCGGTCTCTTAGCTGATAAAATTGCCCCGATAAGTAATTCTTTCTCCAGGGCGGCAGTAGCTAGTTTTGAAGCCGGAGAAGGCATTAGAGGCATGGGGGAGGCATTTAAAGCTTATGGTTTAAATGCCGCCAAGGGCCTAAGTATTTCAAAGATGCTTTTTTCCGGCGTAGAGCGTTTTATAGAATCAACCATAGCGGCAGTTCGTGCTGCTGATGCCGCCGGTGCTTCTTTTGTTCAGGCCACAGGGGCTTCTCGTGACTTTGCAAGAGCAGCATTTGAGACTAGAAGTTCCTTGGGTCTTATGGGCATCAGCGGCGCCGAAGCCGTTGAAACAATGGGTAGTTTGTATTCAGGGTTTAGCGAGTTTTCAGAGTTGTCACGAGGCTCACAACAAGACTTTACAGTGTTGTCTGCGCAAATAGAAAAGCTTGGTGGCGACGCCGCAGGTATGGCACAGACATTTACAAAAGTTGCAGGAATGTCTTTGGCTGAAACAGAAACGGCAATGAGAGAAGTCGCCGGCGCAGCAGATGCCCTCGGCATACCTCTTAGTCAAGTATCGGCCGATCTTGTTGGAATGGGCGAGTTGTTTGCAAAGATGGGCGCCGGTGCCATGGATGTCTTTTTAGATTTGCAAGCAGCCGCAAAAGCAACCGGATTGTCCGTTCAGAGCCTTTATAACATTGTTGGTCAATACGATACCTTTGAGGCTTCATCCCAAGCAGCCGGTCGCTTAAACATGGTTTTAGGCGGCAACTTGCTTGATACGTATTCTCTTTTAAACGCCACAGAAGAAGAAAGAATAGAGTTACTACAAAGAGCAATGGAACAATCTTCATTGACTTTTGACGAAATGGACCGCTTCCAAAAAATGGAAATTTCAGCTGCTCTTGGTATTTCCTTGGAAGAAGCGGCACAACTTTTTGGAACAACTCGTGGCGAAGTAGAAAAAACCGCCGCAGAGCTAATGCACGCCGGAATGACTCAAGAAGAGCTAGCACAAAGAACAAGAGATGCCGCAACCGCAATAGATAAGTTTAAAGTTCTTATGGGCAACTTGGCAATTGCTGTTGGGTTTATTGTTGAAAAGATTAATAAGGTAATTGATGTATTTTTAAGCCTCTCAGGAGCGGTTGGGTCGCCGTTGGCAGCTCTTGGTCTTTTGATCAGCGGCGTGGCTGCGGCGAAGTTAGCATTGGGAGGTTTCAAACTTATTGGCCGTGGCCTGGATTTCCTTGGCAGCAAGATAAAGTCGACAGTTAAAAAAGTAGTAGGATCTGTTGCTGAGGCTTCTGAAGAAGTTGAAAATATTGCAGAAAATTCCGGCGATGCAGTTGGAGGCTTCTTTGAAAGAATGGGACCCGGTATTAAATCGTTTGGTGAGGCAATTAGAACAGCCGCACCGGGCTTGTTAGCCTTTGGCGCAGCATTGCTTATGGTCGGTGGAGGCATCGCTCTGGCCGCATATGGGATGTCTCTCTTGGTGAGTTCTTTTGCTGAATTAAACACTGGTGGTCAGGTCTGGGGCGCCGTTGCTGCAATTGTCGCTTTCACCATTGGGATCGTTAAACTTGGATTAGCGATGATATCCAGCGCCGGCCCAATTGCTGCAGCGATTGTGGCGATCGGCACCGCAGGAACCGCCGGGGCGGTGGGTTTGTTAGCCATCGGCGCAGCAGCTGCTCTTATCGGTGTAGGCATTCTCGCTGCCGCATATGGCTTCTCTTTATTAGTGGCCGAGTTTAAAGAAATGACGCCAGAAAAGATTCTAGCCACCAGCGTGGCGTTTGTTGCTCTTGCTGGTGGTATAGCTATACTTGCTCTTAGTATAGCTGCGCTCGGTGCTTTAGGGCCGGTGGCCTTTGTTGGGTTGGGGATACTTGCTGCAGCCGGGCTCGTATTGGCAGATATTGTTGGGCGTATTGCCGATGATATTAATAGGTTAAACGAGGAAAAAATATCGTCCTTTGCTACATCCCTTTCTTCTTTGTTGCAACTAGCATCAATGTCTCTCACAGGAACAGGAATACCTAGATTCATAAGGGAAGTTGGCGAAGCTTTAAATGAACTTCCAGACAACACAGAAAAAACGGTTGCTTTTAAAGCAACAGCAGATTCGTTGGCCAACTTAATGCAAATTGGCTCGTCCGTTGAGGCAGAACAGTTAGAAAGAATAAAAATGATTATTGATGCTGTCTCAAACGCTGAAGGCGCTGAAAACACTAACAGACTAACAGAAGCAATCAACAGACTGGTTAGAGGGCAGGCCAACAATCAAGGAACAACAAACACAATAGAACTTGATGGCCGAGTGTTGGCTAGATGGATCGACAGACATGATGCAACACGGTTCAGGGCCGCAATTGGAGACTAGGAGAAGCAAATGACAGATCATATATCCAACTATGCGAGAGGGAAGCAATATTTATTTCACTTCTATTCTGTGGTTTCCGGTGATACGGTTTCATTCCCAGCTTTGTTAACTCAACTAGATGATAAGTTTTCTCCGAATTGGAACCCTCAAAAAGTCTTTGGTCGACAAGATCCGATTTTAACTTTTCAAGGAACTGAAAGAACAATGAGTGTTGCTTTTGATGTTCCTTCCGAAAGAAAAAGCCAGGCAAAAACAAACTTAGTTGCTCTTAACAAACTAATTAACTTTCTTTATCCAGGCTTTGATAGGGCAGGATCCGCAAATACAATCTCGGCGTCACCCTTGTTCCGAATAAAATTTGCGAACTTAATTTACGATCAATCAAAAGGGGTACCCGGCGACGAACCGGAATCTGGATTAGTGTGCGGCATAAACGACTTTTCCCATAGTTTTAAATTTGATGGCTCTGCCGGTTGGGTTGATGAAGTTGGTTTAGCAATCCCTGCTCTTTTCTCAATAAGTTTTTCAGCCACGATCCTTCATACACACGATCTTGGGCACATCGACGGTAATTACCGGCCGTATAGCGAATTCCCTTATTTTGTAAGAGAGGCGCCCGAAGCTTCGCCGCCGCCCGAAGAGATTCGTGTGAGCTTGCCGGACGAAGAACTTATGAGCATTGAGCCAGGACCAGAAGAACTTATGAGCCTTGACGGTGCGGCCGGCGTTACCAGCGCCGTAGCGGGACCCTTAATAAGCGGCTCCTAATAAAAGATTTAAACAATGTCAAGATACACAAACAAAAGAATTTTCCAAGCCAATAGAACACCGGCAGCAAAAGACATACTAAGATCAAGAAATCTAACAAACACAAGATTGATTGAAACAGCACTTGCCCAGCCTCTTTCTAATGAGGAAAGAGGGCAATACTCAATGCGAACCGTTATTTGGCAAAGAAGAACTAGATTGTTTAAGCTAGCTTTTGAGTTTTATGGAGACTCAAAACTTTGGTGGATTATTGCTTGGTTTAATCAAAAGCCAACCGACGCACACTTTTCTGTGGGGGATGAAGTTTTGATTCCTTTTCCATTGGATCAAATCTACGAGAGGCTTATTTAGATGGCTAGATTTAATCCAGAAAGTTTAAGTGAGCAGCAAATTGAACTTGTAGAAGAGAATGTTCGACTGCGTCAAGAAATAACTATTCCTGTGAACGAATGGAACAATTCAGGCGCCGCTGCCGCCGGCGAGCCTAGGCCCCAGCTACCAGACGGCACAGAGATAACCGTAGACGTGTTCCTAGGGGCTGTAGCGGATATCAGAGAAAATAGAAACGAAGTTTTAAGATTAAGCAATGTAAATCCCACTCTCCAGCGTCGAGCGGATGTCGCACAAGCTGAAAATCTTATAATAGAAAGAGGTTCGTCCGAGAGCTTGCGCACGATCGAAGATTTAACTGGTCAAGAAGCCATATCTTTCCTGCTAAACAGACAGCAAGGCGTTCTGGCCACGCTAAACGAACGGATAATAGAAGGGTTCTTTGACACGGAGATGACATCACAGAGAAACATCATACAAATAAGCGATGAAAATGAAAACTTGCTGATCAACCTCCTTCAAAAAAGACCAAACCTTCTTCCTTTCTTCGCAATGCGCACCCCCTATCTGTCTTTGTTGGTTCCAAAGATAAGATTGTTTAAAACAGTTTATAGAAAACAGACTGATGGCTCATATGCAATCCATAGCGATGGCAATCTAGAGTTTAAGTTTAAGTCGTTTACAGAAAACTCAGACATCGAAAGCATAACTAGCAGCAATTTTGGAAGGGCCGGTGGCGCAGGGATTAAAAGTGTCAACTGGTCCTATGAAGGAACAAACCCAGAAACTGTTAGGTCGTTTGTTAACTTTGATATATCATTGTTCTTTCAAAGTTTAAGCGATTTTGTTGGCACCAGTACTACCGACGCTGAAGAAGCCTTAAGAAAGGAAGACAATGTTGATTTAATCAATCTTATTGGTGCTGGTATTGGCGTAGCAGACGCAGATGGCCAAGCAAGATTTAAGTTTGAGATAACAGCACAACTAGGTTGGGAACTCGATCAATCAATCAACCACAACCTTGCTGAAGATCAGGAAATAACAGCTCTCAAAGCAGTCATCAACCAGACAAACACAAACCTTCGCCTTTCTTTACAAGAGCACAGCATTAATTTTAACGAAGATGGCACTCTAACCTTAGACATAAGCTATTATTCCGCTATTGATGAAGTTTTCACAGATGAGAGTCTTAACATTTTACGAATTGGCCTTCCGGCAGAGGGCACAGCAATCCAGTCGATCCAAGAAGCGGGAGAAGCAGACCCCCCAGATCCTAATGCCCCAGAAAATACCTCAGAAAATACTGCTAACGCCGATGTAGAAATAGATCCGTGTTCAATCTCCGACCAAGTGACCAACGGCAGCGAGACTTCCGATTCTACAGATGATGATGAAGAACCAACCGCCGAAGATCGAGCTATTGCTGCAGCGCTGCGAGGTACTGACGATGAAAGCATAATTCAGAACTATAATAATATATTCATGAAAATGATCCAAAGCAATAGGATTTATAGGGTGACAATCAACCAGGCCGCCGTTGCCGGCCTGGTTGATGAAAGAATTAGAAGAAGAGACAGCCGGCTTGATAAAAGTACCATTGAAGTTAGATATTTAACAGAAAGTGCACTAGAAAGCATCACCAGCGGCGACAACGGCCTGACATTTGAAACAGTGGAAATTAGCAGGGATCAGCTTCCTGTCGGTGAAAATGAGCAGGCTGCAGCCCAAGAGAATGCGAGAAATGCCGATATCGAAACTGGTGAAAACCCCCTATCTGATGCCGATTTAAACCAAGCAATGGATCGGGCAATACTAGAAAAATTTGCCGAGCTCGATGACGGCACCGGCAAGTTAACCATTGACTTTATAAGACTCGGAGATCTTTTAGATAATATAATAACCGGCCTTAAGGAATTACCAGGAACACCGCTACAGGAAAGGCAAGAAGACTTTGTGTTCATAACCGGCCTTTACAAATTCATAACATTCGATGGGAAACGAAAAGCATATAACTATTCTGATATGCTTATTTCTATTGATGGTTTTAGAGCATTTTTTACTGAGAAGATCATAAGGCCACTAAAAGTAAAATATAACCTAACAAGCTTTATTATCGATATCGCAAATAAGTTCTCTTATCTTAACTCAGTCCGGACGGCTAGCCAGAACACTTTTGTTAACGCCGAGGGCCGACCGACATTTGCAACCTTCCAAGCACCTCGTCTTAGCTTAGATTTCTTCGGAATTTCACTGCCCTACTTCAATCCAACGTCATCCCCTGAACCCAAAAGAGAAATAAGTTATTTTGTTTTGCGTAGTAGTAGTCATGTAATACAAAGAAGTGGTGATGAGCAATCGGATATTAATGAAGGAATCTACCACTTAAAGCTAGGCTCTGATAAAGGCATCTTAAAATCAGTTAAGTTTAGAAAAGATGAAATTAGAGGCCGTAGAGAAGGTAGGATTGTTCGTGCCGGTGGTTTAAATCTAGCAGCACTAAGAGAAAAGTACGATGCCACAATAACAATCTTTGGTGCGCCTTTCATTTACCCAGGAATGTATATATATCTCAACCCTTCCTTGATTGGTTATGGTGCCGGATCTGACTCTGCCGCAAGGATCTTAGGTTTAGGTGGATATTACTTTATCAACAAAGTTAGAAATTCAATTAGCTCAGACGGAACATTTGATACAGAAATTGAAGCAAGCTGGAATGCCTTTGCCGGTACCGTTTGTGAAAGTCCAGATATTATCGCCACCGTCCGGCAGCCCGGCGATAAACTGCCAGAAGAGAAGGTCCTCTCCGATATAGAGATTGAGATAGCGGAGAACATTGCAAGTGGGCTTACCCCAGACCTCGCCGTGCAGGTAGCACATGGGGGAGGTTACAGATAGTGGCCATACAAGAATTCAACATAGGGAAAATCATACAAAACTCCTCAAGAAGGATTATAACAAATTATAATAGCGATCTAGATTATAAACTTTTCTTGGATCCAAACTTATTTCCACTTTTCCCAAAAGATACCAAGCTTGTTGGGTTTAGTCAAGATTCTTTTGTTTTAGAAGAAGTAGCCGAACAATACAAAAAGTTTACAGATCTAATAACAAGAAAGATACTTCAAAAGAAAGTTGGTTTTGAGTTTTATAACTTTACAAAAAAACCAGACTTTTCCAATAACAACTTATTAGAAGCATACACAAATAATCTAAATGCTTATTATGGCTTACTTGTAGGTTACATAAACGGAAGAAACATAAAAATAAGAAACATCACAGATTTTTATAATACCTTTTTAGATTACATTCAAAGATACTCTAACATCCTTCCCTTGACTTTTTATAACTTAAACTTTAAGAAAAGGCTATTTTTTGAAAACACCGGATTATCAATAGTTATAAAGCAAAAAGGAGTTGGTAACCCTGCAGGAATCCTTGAAGACTTTCTTTCCTTTAGAAATACCAGAAGCGCCAACGACTATGTAAGGCTAGCAAATTTGCAAGGTTTTGAGGTAGATCTTGCAAACCCTTATCGTTTGGTGTATAATCCATTCAGAAAAATAAATAACGTTGACATTAAGCAGTTTTATGCTGATAACTTTTTTAGCTATTTTGATTTAGAGTTTAGTTATCTTGACATGATGGTCACAACAATGTATAACCAATACAACAAAGACCGTTTTGCGAACCACTTTTCCGATAAAGACAAAGTTTATTTTCCAAACGAGATGTGCAAGAACCAAATAAGAACAATAAAAGAAAACATTAATAAAGAAGGAACATTAACAAAAGAGCAAAAACTAAAACTATACTTCTTTGCGCTTTTATCAGAAACAAACCAAAACGAGATGCCAAATAAAGATAAAGTATTACATAATGCTTTGGCCGTGGCGGATTCTCTTGACATGCCGTCTGCAATGCGCTATACTGCAGCCCAAGTCAGGAGATCGTCCAAGACAACCACGCTCACCCCGGTTTTTTAATGTTCCAAACC